CCGCGCCAGCGGCTGGTGATGTGTTCACCGTTGCAGGCGACACGCAAACGTATACGGTTGCAAGCTCCACGGCAACCGTAATCACGATGTACCCAACGGCAAAAGTTGCCTGGGCGGATAATGCAGCACTCACGTTCAAGGCTAGCCATGTTGTTAATCTGGCTTTTCATCGGGATGCGTTTGCGTTTGCGACACGACCACTGGCGGCGACGGATGAGGATCGACGATTGGGCACCATTGTCGAATCGACGTTTGATCCTGATAGCGGGTTGACGCTGCGGCTGGAGGTCACTCGCCAGCACAAGCAAACGCGGTACAGTTTCGACATTCTGTATGGCGCACAGCTGGTCCGGCGGGAACTGGCTGCACGGATCGCGGGCTAACTGTCTCAGCGGACAGCGAGGGGGAGTGCCGTGGTTGGTACTGGAGAGGCTGGCCACGGCATTCGCCATGCTGGTGGAGGTGAGCGTGGCAGAAGTTGAGACGATCGCGGTGGTGGATCGGGCGGGGAATGCGCTGGTGATCAATGCGGCGGATTTTGATCCAGAGCAGCATGCGAAGCCAGGACAGAAGAAAGCGGGACGGGCCACGATACGGAAACCGGTACGCAGGCAGGTCGGTGACTGATGGCGGTGTCTACGCTGGTGGCGACGGCGGGCGCGGCAAACGCAAACACCTACTGCACGCGGGCGGATGCGGATCAGTATGATGCCGATCATCCGCAATCCGGCACAACGTGGTCGAGTGCATCCGGAGACGAAAAAGATCAGGCGTTGCTGATGTCCACGCGGCTGCTGGATCAGCATGTGGACTGGACGGGGGCGGCAGCGGATTCCGTGCAGCGGTTGAACTGGCCCAGGACTGGGATGTGGGATCGGAACGGGTACGGGCTGGATTCGGATGCGGTGCCTGCGGGACTCCGAGATGCCACGGCGGAATTTGCGAGGCAGGTGATCGCTGAGGATCGCATGGCGGATGATGCGATATCCACCAAGGGGATCACGGGGCTAAAGGCTGGCCCAGTTAATTTGCAGTTTTCTGGGCGCGGCGGGCCAAAGGTGGTCCCTGATGCGGTGTTTTTTTTGCTGGCTCCGAGTTGGGTGTATACCCTGCGGAAGCGGCAGCAATTAACTGCGTGGCTGGTGCGGACGTGAGCATTGCGAATGCGATCCATAGTGCCGTATCTGTGGCGCACAGCGTGACCAATTCCGGCGGGATGCAGGTGACGTTTACGCGGGAGCCGACATCCGCCACCCTGGATAAAAATGGCAGGCCATCTCGTGGGTCAGCGGTCACCATGACGGGGCTGCTGCATGACGTGGTGGCGCGTGTACTGGACGATCGCGGGAATGAACGGACATCCACCACGCAGCTGGTGGTGTTAGGGAAAACCGTATTCGATCCACAGGACAAAATTACGCTGCCGGGATCGGTGGTCCGGCCACTGCTCCGGTGTGATGCAATGGTGGATTCGGCGGATCAGCCGTATGTGTCAGTGTTGTATTTTGCGTAATGGCTACTATGGCGGAAGTGACGGCGTATCTAGTGGCGCAGAGTGTGGCGACGGCTGTGGGCACGGATCTGTTTGAGGATGCGCTGCCGGAGACGGTGCCAGACACTGCGATCGCGGTGATTTTGACGGGTGGGCCAGCGGGGGAGAAGGAGTTTGGCGCAGCCGGGATCGGGCGGGAGTTTCCAGGGATTCAGGTGCTATCGCGTGCGGCCAGTTATGACACGGCGCGGGCGAATGCGCAGGCGGCATCGGATGCGCTGGGGCGAGTTGATGCAGAATCCCTGTCTGGTGTGTTTTATGAGCAGATTGAACCGACGCCGCCATTCCTGCTAAAAGTGGATCGGAGTGAGCGGCCAGTCTATGCGCTAAATGCCAGACTCGTCAAGGATCCATCATGATCAGGCCATGCACGAAGTGCGGAGCAGGCAGCGACAAGCAGCACGAGCATGCGGGATTCGGGGGCGTGTCGATCGTGCTGTGTAAGGTGTGCGGCGCAGAAAGAACGGAGAAGCCATGAAGGTGTATCGGGCAGTGGTGGGGCTGAATTATCCTGACGCGGATGGGCTGGCGCTGATTAAAAAGGCTGGCGGTGTGTCGAAATTGACGGCGGACGATCGTGCCTCGATCTCCGAGATTCGCGTGGAGGCTGGTGCGGTCTGTGAGGGGCTACCGAAATCCGCACAAAAATGGCTGCAGAAAGATGGCTATATCACAGCGGATGACGGGGCTGCTGCGGATGCTGACTAGCTATCGGTGGGGGAGGATTGACTGATGGCGAAATACGGAGCGAGTAGCGTTGGGTTTATATTGGTCGGTGGGCGGTCGCTGGCTGGGGTGATTTCAACGCTGACGTACAAGGTGCAGACGACCACAGAATCCACGGGATCGCTGGGGGATGCGTGGGCGGAAGCTACGCCAGTGGGGGTGCGGTCTGCTACGCTCACGCAATCTGGTTGGTTTGATGATGCGACGAATTCCGTGGTGACGGCGCTGGTGGGGAATGAGGCCACATCGCAGATCGTGTCAGTGGCTCCAGCGGGCGGGACGATCGGCACGGATTTCACGGGGTTTGAAGGCGCGTTTGGGGGGCAGGTCGATCGGCTGATCGAGAAGGATGCGCTGCACAAACTGAATTGCACATATACGATTTCTGGCGCGGTCGAGGATGGGACGATCCTGCATGCGCTGGGGGCGGAAACCGCCACGGGGAATTCCGCGTCTCAGGATCAGACTGCCTCCTCCTCTGATGGGGGATCTGCGTATTTGCAGATTACGGCAGTTAGTGGATCAAGCCCCACCCTGGATGCGAAGGTGCAGCATTCAGCGGATAATTCCAGCTGGGCGGATCTGATTTCGATGACGCAAGCCACCGCGCTGGGGGCGGAACGGAAAACGGTGACGGGCACGGTCAATCGGTACGTCCGTGCGAATTTCACAGTGGGCGGGTCGAGTCCATCATTCACGTTCATGTTGGGCTTTTATCGTGGGTAGGTAAGGGAGGGAATTGTGGCGAAATACGGTCCAAGCTCAGTAGCGATTACGCTGGACGACAGCGGCGGCACAGCGCGGAATCTGTCGCAGTACATTACCAGTTTTGGCGGGATTAAAATCAACGCAGGCATGGTGGACTCCACGGGCTTCGGGGATTCGTGGAAGGAGTCGCTGAGCACGGGCGTGCGATCGATGGATGACATTTCGATCGAAGCGTGGTACGACGACACCAGCAACACCACGGATGCCGTGCTGGGCGATGTGGCAAACGGGCCAGCGGATCAGCAGAAGACGCTGGTGGTGACCTACGGCGGATCGAAGACGACCACGGTGGAAGGGTGGATCGTCGATTATGAGCGGGTGCTGGATCGGGATTCGCTGCACGTTGTGCGGGCCACGTTCCGGCCATCTGGCGCAGCAACAGAAGCCTAAAAAGGAGCAGGTATATGTGGACTAAACCAACAGCACAGCCGATCGCGTTGAATATGGAAGTATCTCTGTATGTAACGCAGGATTGAGTGTTTTTTTGGGGGGGGGCGAACGGCAGAGCGATGGCGGTGGCTGTCGGTCTGCCGTTTGTTTTTTGTGATGGCTGACACGGGCATGACGGTGGATGCGGAGGCGTTGATCCGGGCGCTGCATAAACTCGCAGGATCGGTCGGGGAGCATTCGGTGCGGGTGCTGAATACGATCGCGGAGCCACGAGCGGAGCAGATGCAGCAGCGCACCCCAGTGATGTCTGGGGATTTGCGGGGCACGGTGCGGCCAGAGCCAGCCAAAATGCTCAAGCGCGGGCCACAGGTGCGGTGGACGGCGGGCGGCGCAGCGGCGTTGTATGCGTTAAGGATCCATGAGGATCTGTCACTGTCGCATGAGGGTATGGGCGTGTACTATCCATCAAAGGGGGTCCGGCGGGAATACGAAAAACGTGGGCAGGCGCGTTTCCTGGCGTCGGTCGTGGAGGAGGAGGCAAAGGCGATGGAGCAGGAGTTTGCGGCGGGGATTGCGGCGGTGCTGGAAACATTCAAGGCGGGACAACTATAAGGAGGGATCATGCTAGTTTCAGAGATTATCGAAAAGGTGGAAATACCACACGAAGCGGGGCAGTGGGTCGAGCTGCGGAAGCTGTCATTTACGGCGCTGGAGGAGGCGGGGAAAGTCCGGCAGCGGAAGGGCGTGGCGGACGTGCGGGAGATGGGCGGGGATGTGTTTGAGGCGATTATGCGATCGTCTAAAAAACAGACGGACGGTGAGGAGGGGCAGGAACGGGATCGGGTGGAATCGTACGACTGGGAGACGTTGATCGGGAAGGCGGTGGTGGGGTGGTCTTACGACAAAAAGCCGACGCCAGCATCGATCCGGGATCTGGACAGTCGCACAGCCCGCTGGTTAGTGACGGAGATTTGCGATCGGAATCCACTGGAGGATGAGGAGGCAGCAAAAAACGTTTAAAGGCTTTGCATCGTGCGCTGAACGGCGTGCCGGGAGCAGAGGCACCATCGGCGTGGATTATTTCGCGGATCTGTGAGGAATTCCACTGCACTCCCAGCGTGGCGATCGCGGAGCTGGAGCAAGATTATAGGCGGCTGATTTTCGAGATCATGCGGATGCGTGTATACGCGGCAGCAAAGTCGAGATTTGACAACATGTCCAAGGGAGAAAAGTTGGATGATGTGCCAATGATCGAGGATGTGATCCGGAACGAAGTGGAGATCGTGAAGGGGGAGTAATGTCTGTAAACGTGGGCACGATCGATGCGTTGTTCCGGCTGCGGGATGAGTTTACCCCACAGCTGCGGAAGGCGATGGAGGGCGCAAAGGGGGCCACGGCGAAGCTGGCAGGGATCTCCAAAAGTGCGCGGCGGGTGGGCACCCAGTTGTCTGCCGGGGTCACGTTGCCGATGGTCGGGGCGGCAGCAGCAGCGTTTAAATTCTCCACGGATCTCAATGAGTCAATGGCGAACGTGGCAACGCTGATCCCTGGGAACGTGGAGCGTGTAAAAGAACTAAAAACAGCCGTGCAGGATATGGCGCTGGAAACGGGGAAATCAACCGGGGATATTTCGGAGGGGCTGTATCAGGTTATTTCGGCATTTGGAGATGGAGCTGACACGGCGGGGATCCTGAAAACCAGTGTGGAGGCGGCGGCGGCGGGGATGGCAACCACATCCGATGCCATTGCACTCACCAGCGCAGTCACGAAAGCGTACGGAACCACCACAGCGGAGGGGGTGAGGCAGGCAGCGGATCTGGCGTTCACCACGGTCAAGCTGGGGCAGACGAGTTTCCCTGAGTTGGCAGGGGCGATCGGAAAGGTTGCCATTTCATCATCTGGATTGAAGATCACGCAGGAGGAATTGAACGCGGTATTTGCCACGATGACGGGAGTGACTGGTGGGGCAGCGGAAGTGTCTACCCAGTACCGTGGGGCGCTGGTGGGACTCAAGAAACCGTCAGACGCGATGTTTGTGGCGCTGGACCGGTTGGGGTTTAAGACGGGTGAGGCAGCGATTGAAACGCTGGGATTCCAGGGGACGCTGGAGGCGCTGACTACGCAGACGGGTGGCAATACCCTGGAGATGGCGAAGCTGTTTGATTCCACGGAGTCCTGGGATTTCATTGCCGGGATCGCGGGCGTGCAGGCGGAGAAATTCAAGGGCAATCTGGAGGCGATGGAAGGAGCCACCGGGACACTCGGGGAGGCGCTGAAGGAGCAGCAGGAAGGTGTCAATGCGGCGGGGTTTGCCTGGGAAAAACTCAAGCAGCGATTTGTGGTCACGGGGCAGCAGATCGGGGATGAGCTAGCCCCATCGTTCAATGAGTTGCTGGATATCGTGCAGGCGCATGTGGTGCCAGCAGTGCGGGCGCTGATCCAATGGTTCCAGGATCTGGGGCCAATGGCGAAAAAAGCCACGATCGCATTTGGGGCATTGGCGGCATTCGCTCCAGTGCTGCTGGTGATCGTGGGGCAGCTAGGGATGGCGGCGACGGCGGTGGTGGCATTCGGGCTGACGCTGAAAGGGATCGCGCTAGTGGTGGCGGGGGTGTCGGGGGTGGCACT